AGAGAAGAAAAAGAAACGCATTCCATTTTTATAAAAAACCGTTGGACTCATACAGCAAATATACAAAAGATTCCTGAATACAAATGCTTTTAGTTTATATTTTACCATAAAAGGATTATGGGAATCAAAAATAGGGATGGAGCCTTATTTATGGCTACTGGTATCGACAACTCCGGTTTATACGAAGGGAAACGCGAGGCTATGGGAATTATCAAGACTCTGGCAAGCGAGGTGACCTCTTTTGATATATTCAGTGGTATCGGTATCAGTGCGGCAACTGCTTTTGCACAAGCTGCAAAAAGCTCATACGACTTTGAAAAAGAGTTCCGGAAGAACATGCTGGAAGTGGCGACCATTTCCACGCAGGTGACGGATGATATGACCGGTTTTATGAATCAGGTTATGTCTATAACCCAAGAGATACCGATCAAGGCTCCGGAGGCCGCTAAAGCACTTTATAGTATCGTTTCTGCCGGTCATGATGGGGCAGATGGTATGAAGATTCTAGAAGTTTCGGCTAAAGCAGCCGTGGGAGGGCTTACAGAAACCGAGACGGCAGCCGATGCTGTTACAACGATCTTGAATGCTTATAAGATGTCAGCAGAGGAGGCCGGTACAGTCTCGGATCAGCTTTTTACAACTGTCCGATTGGGTAAGACTACATTTGGCGAATTAGGAGCCTCCATAGCCCAGGTTGCACCTATTGCGGCCGCATACGGGATCAGTATTGATCAGGTGCTGGGTGCAGTCGCTTCATTGACCAAACAAGGAACGCCGACATCGCAGGCAATGACCCAAATCCGGGCTGCTATCCAGGGTACTGCTGGGGAACTTGGGGATGCCGCTTTTCAAGGGCGTACTTTCCAGGAAGCATTGCAGTTGATTAATGAGAAGGCTGGCGGTTCTGCTTCTAAGATGAAGGAAATGCTCGGTACGGATGAAGGATTGGCTGCAACATTGGCTTTGACCGGAAAGAATGCTAAGTCGGCAGCGAGTGATCTCGGAGAGTTACAGAACTCTTTAGGAGCTACGGAAGCCGCGTTTGAGAAGATGAAAGATGCTGCAGACAATCAGCTTACATTGTTGGCTAATAATGTACAGGCCTATTTGCGTCCTTTGGGAGAGAAGATTCTGAAAGAAGTCTCCGATATTGCCAAGGCTTTTAATGAAGCATTTGAGAATAACGATATAGAAGGTACAATATCAAACCTTGAATCGTTGGTAAAGAATGCAGCTGGAGCTTTTCTTTCATATAAAACAGCTATTCTATTAGTTCAGGTAGCTCAACATTCGTATGTAAAATCATCTGCTCTAAGCCGGTTAGCGACAATTCAACATACGACAGCTACAGCATTACTTACCGGTGCTTTAAGAAAACAGGCTGTTGCTATGTTGGCGGCAGGAAAGGCAGCTCTTGCAAACCCATATGTATTAGCTGTGGCAGGTGTTACCGCATTGGGATATGCAATATTCAAACTTGCGACACAGGCTACAGCTTCAGAAAAGGCATTGGCTGCTCATAATAAGAGAGTCGCAGAAATGAGAGAATGGTCTGACGGAATGAGAAGTCAGACGGAAGAAATGTTGGGTGTGTTGCAAGATGAAAATAAGTCCACTTTGCAAAAGGTTGAAGCTTATAAAAAGTTACAAGAGCTTTATCCGAATGAATTGAAGAATCTTTCTCTACAGAAATTCCTTTTAATGGATATGGTTGAAGTCAATAAGATGTTGTCCAAGTCGATAGATGATCGTACTATGGCACAACAACGTGCAACTGTGAATTCCATTGAAGAAGAGATGGCTAAAAATAGTAACGGATTTCTCAATTAGATAAAAAAAGTTGGATTGACACTAGCTTCCCAGAAGCACTTGAATTACGTCGGTTGCGAAAACGAAATGAGCAGCTAAAGATAGAACATGCGAAAGCAGTAGAGATCGTTGTACAAGGATTAAAAGATCGTACAAAAGCAGAGGCTTTGGTAAATAAACAATCAAAACAAGAAGAGACGAAGTTTGCAAAACCTGTAGATCAGAAAGAACTTGAGAAACAGAAAAAACTTCAAAAGGAACTTTTATCCCTTCGTCGTCAAAACCAGCAATCCGAAATTGACCTAATGAAAGAAGGTTCCGACAAGAAGATCGCCCAGTTGAATCTTGATTATGACAGGGAGTTGGATATTATCCGTGCAAGAGAAAAAGAATGGAGAGAGGCACAAGGAGGAAAGTTGACCAAAAAGCAGACGATTGAGATCCGAATGGCAAAAGTCAATGCTGGGGCCAAATTAGGAAATGCGACATCTGATGTTATCCATGAGCAGATAGAAGCAGAAGAACGCGCCATGAACGAATACCTGAAAGAATATGGTTCATATTTGGAAAAGCGTCAGGCTATCACGGAGCTTTATAATGAGAAGATAGCAAAGGCCACAACGGAAGGTGAACGGCTTTCCCTTGCAGAAGGTATGAAGAAAGAGCTGGCGGACGTGGATAATGAAGCCCAAAAGAGCACCTCCATCATCACCCGGTTGTTTGATGATATGAGTAAAAAGAATATCACCTCTATTCGTGCCATTGCGGATGAAGCGGAAAAATTCTTGTCTTTTCTTGAAAGAGGGGAATATTCATCTGATAATTCATTCGGTATTACCAAAGAGCAGTTTGATGTGCTTCGCAAGTCACCGGATCAGTTGAAGGCCATCAAGGATGAAATAGCCAATGTCCGCCGTGAAGCCGACCAAATGGAAACCTCTTTTAATAAAGTTTCAAATGGCCTAAAAAAAGTATTTACCTCTGAAAGTGATGCCAAGAAGTTAAAAGAGGGTTTGGCTGAGATAGAGGAGGGCATGAATGAGATCATGCAGGCCGGACAGTTCCTTTCTGATACGTTTTCGAAGCTCGGAGATTCGTTTGGTGGTGTATTCGGCGGGATAGCCGAAGGCTTCAGTGTGGCTATGGACACTGTAAGTTCTGCAATGAACGGTGCGAAAGCCGGTTCCATGTTCGGACCGATTGGTGCGTCTGCCGGTGCTGCCATTGGCGTAGTTACCTCTTTGGCCGGTGCCATCGCCAAAATCCATGACAAGAAGAACGAGAAACGTATCCAGCGATTGCAGGATCAAATTGATACATTGGATAAATCTTACGGTAAGTTGGAAAAGTCAATCGAGAAGGCCTATTCAAAGGATGCTTCCAAAATGATTGAGCAGAACAACAAGCTGCTGGAGCAACAGAAGATCCTTATCCAGCAACAGATCAGAGAGGAACAGGACAAGAAAAAAACTGATGACAGCCGTATCAAGGAGTGGCAGGAACAAATCGAGGAAATCAACGACGTTATAGCAGAAAACAAGGAGAAGGCCAAAGATGCCATCTTCGGGGAAAACCTGAAATCCGCCATTGACAACTTCGCTAACGCACAAGCCGAAGCATGGGCTTCCGGTGAAGACCGGGCAGAATCGGCGAAAGATACCGTCAAGAAGATGATGCGGCAGATGGTCACAGAATCCATCAAGGCTGCAACGGAATCTTCCGGTGCAATGGAGAAGATTCGTGACAAGCTGAAGGAGTTCTATGCCGACAATGTCCTTTCCGGCTGGGAACAGGATTATATCTATAATATGGCGGAAGAACTGCAAAAGGAGATTGACAGGCAGTTCGGTTGGGCTGATAGCCTGATGAAAGATAAGGTGGAAGAGCCGGAGAAAGAAGAAGATATATCCGAAAACTCCCTGAAAGGCGCGTATGCCAAAGCCTCGCAGGAGAGCATCGACCTGTTGGCTGGACAGACCGGGACCGTCCGTATCCTGCTGGAAGATATCCGTGGCGGTATGCAACCGATCCGTGAACAAATGAGGCTGATCTATGATATGCAATCCAGAGGTTGGGAAGATGTGAAGGCCATCCGCGAACTATCAGATAAAGTGGAAAAGAATACCGATCGGATCGCCGAGAATACGAGAGAGATCAAAGAGGTTGCCGGTAAGATATCGGAAAACACTAGAGGCACGGTTGATGCCCTGGAAGGTACTATTAACGTAAAAGTAAAAATGTAACATGATGGACAAAGAGTTTTTTGAGATCGCAAACCGGTTAGGTGCCTGTAGGTTGTTGCATGGCACGGAAAACAAAGAAGAGCTTATGCGCCTTCTGCTGACGCCGCAGGGTACGGAGTTCTGCACGAAGAATAATTTCCCGTCTATGGAACAATTACGGGAGTTCCGGGGCAAGAAGGCCGAAAGCATGGGTATCTATATCGAGACGGACGTGAAACTGACGAATCCGGTGAAGGTATTCTTGGCCGGTTCCAAGGCAATCCTTCATTTTGATACGATCGGCCGCTACAACGTGATCCTGATGCACGGGGCGGAAGCCGAGATCCATGCGAGTAACTATGCCGTGGTGTTCGTAAAGAACGCTGGCGGTAAGGTAATAACTCATAAAGACCATACAGTACGTGTATTATGACAATAGATGGAAAAGACGTATATACTGAATGGGGATGTAAATTATTGGAAGGTTCTTTTGATGATCTTCTGAAATACCCCAAACGTAAGGCAGTCAAATATAACAACTGGGCGGAAGCCGACGGAATCGATCCCGATCTCTCGGTTGTGGAGTTCGAACCTAAGACCGTCAAGTTGAAATTCCTCATGAAGGCAGAAACGCTTGAGCAGTTCTGGTCTGGGTATAGAAAGTTTGTTGCTGATCTGTCCGCACCGGGCTATCGGGAATTCAATCTTATTGCCGGTATGACCAACCGCTTACGATTCAATGCCGGCTCTTCTCACGAACAGCCTGTGCCATTTAATGCAGGGGAGAACGTATCTGTGTTTGAACTTTCTTTTGTCGAGGACAATCATGCCATTTATCCGGCAACTCCGGCCGGCGGTATCGGGCTTCGCGAGCAGTATGCGATTAATGGGATAGACTTTGCAGACTTCGGTATAGGATCGGACGATAACCAGGAGGACATCTTGAAATATCCTGCGGTTAAGGCGCCGTTCACCGATGGCCGTACGGTAGACCTTTCGACAATCAAAACCCTGCATCGGGAAATAAAACTGTCCCTTTGGATGTTGGCCGGCAGTGTGGAAGAGTTTCTGAATAACTATCGGGCATTCTTTAGCCAGATATCCGGTGTAGGAAATCAGGAATTATATATTAAGACATTGGATGGTATCATTCAGGTGTACTATACGGATTGCCCGTCCTTTTCTGTGGAAGTCTGGCTGGAGAACCGGATAGGGGCAAGATTCACTATTTCTGTTGTTGCTCCCGTAGTGAGTTGGATAGATGC